TGTTATCTGAACAAATAAACAAAGACGTTAAAACCTTACAAGAAGGTGGAGCTGGTAACAGGCACACTGCTTTAAAGCTATTATGTCAGTGCCTACCTAAGTCAGCTTTTAATGATGGTATATTTTTAGACAACGACCCAAGCATTTGGGACAGTGTTAGTTTAGTTATACTTAAGAACTCAATAGACTGCGTATCAACTCAAAGTACCATTAATAAACTGGCTATGAATATAGCTCAAGGTTTAATGATGGAAGCTAGAATTAATACCTTTAAAGATAACGAAAAAGAAAGTTTCAATAAAGTTAATAGGTATCTTAATTCATCAGGGTTCAAACAATCCAAAAATAAATACAGATATAAACGCAACGTATGGGTTTATTTTATTAATAAATCTAAACTTGTTTTTGATAACTGGGAGAAGTCAGACAGACTTCACTTAGGTGTTAAGATGATTTCTTATTGTGAACAGCTTGGATTAATAACTCATAGAAACAGGAAGTTAGCTAGGAATAAAACTGTTTGTTATGTGGAAGCTACTGAAAAACTTATCCAAGAAATAGATAATTTCAACATACGAAATGAAGCACTAACACCTGCTTTCTTACCGATGATAAGCCCACCACTTGATTGGACTAGTCCTTTTTCAGGCGGCTATTACGGAAGAAAATATAACGAAAAAAATAAACCAGAGGAAACTTTAAATGCACTACAATCTAATCAAAGCAAGTAACAGAAGATACTTAGAAGAACTTAAGAATAAATTTCACGAGTTTGAGCATGTGGTGAAGTCAGTAAATGTACTTCAACAAACTGAGTGGATAATTAACGAAGACATTTATCAGGTCATTAAAAAATGTGTGGAAAATAATTTCACTTTAGGAAAGCTCCCACTTAATCCTGACCTGATAGACTTACCACCTAAACCATTAGACATAGCTACAAACACTGAAGCTAAAACTAAATGGAAAAGAATGGCACACCAAGTCTATACCGATAGAAACAAACAGAAGTCTAAACACATTCAGGTTAAACAAATATTTACTGAAGCAACTGAGATGAGAAAAACTAAAGGTTTCTTTTATCCATTACAGTTAGATTTTAGAACACGCATTTATGCTAAACCTGCAATGCTTACTATGCAAAGTGCAGATTACTCTAAAGCATTAATTAAATTTAAGTATGGCAAACGTATGCAGACAGATGATGCCTTTGTTAATTTTGCAATAGCTGGAGCAAATCTATTTGGTGAAGTTGATAAAGAAAGTTTAAAGATAAGAGTTGATTGGGTTCAAAAGTATGAAGCTCAAATTATATCAACTGCTAAGTCTCCCTTTGAAGATACTTGGTGGACATTAGCAGACAAGCCATATCAGTTTTTAGCTTGGTGTTTTGAATATAAAGCATTTGCTGAAACTGATTATGACCCAGATTTTATTACAACATTACCTATTCAATCTGATTGTTCTAACTCAGGACTTCAACATTACTCTGCAATGATGAGAGATGAAGTAGGCGGTCTTGCAACTAATTTAATTCCTTTAGATAAACCTAATGATGTGTACGCACTTGTAGCTCTAAAGGTTATAGAAAAATTAAAAACTAGAAGTGAACCTTTTGCGGCCTTGTGGTTGGAATATGGTATCGACAGGAAACTCTGCAAGAAACCTGTTATGTGCTTACCATACTCACTAACCAGATACTCTTGCAGAGCATACTTAGCAGAGCATGTAGTTAGACAGTTAAATGAACGTGGTGTTACGCATAAATTCGGAGACGATTTATTTCAAGCTACCAATTATCTAACCCCAATCGTATGGGACAGCATCAATGAAGTTATTGTTGGAGCTAAACAAATTATGAAATATCTAAAAGATATATCCTCATTAGTCTCATCAGAAAATCTACCAGTGAGCTGGGTAACACCATTAGGATTTCCAGTTATGATGGCTTGTTACAAGACTGAAAGTCAAAGAGTTAAAACTAAAATGGGTGATAGTATATTAAAGTTATCCTACCAAACTAACACTAACCTTATAGATAAACGTCAGACATCTCAGAGTATATGTCCAAACTTTATCCATTCATTAGATGCTTCAGTATTACAGTTAGCTGTAGTTAAAGCCCATCAACAAGGGGTAGATAGTTTCTGTATGATACACGATAGTTTTGGAGTTACTGCACCTGATGTTAATACTATGGCTAATGCAGTAAGAGATAGCTTCTGTGAAATTTATCAACAAGATGTTCTTAAGAACTTTGCTGATGATATGTTTAAAATGCTTTCACATAAGAACCAAAAGAAGTTTCCTAAACTACCTCAAAAAGGCAACCTAAATTTAGACGATGTAAAGAACTCTAAGTTCTTCTGTATATAAAACAGTAACCATTGCACTAGTGGAATAAGGTGACACTTTCAGCTAACTAACAATCTCAAGGAGTATAATATGATTGAAGCTAAAAGAATGGTGTCACCATTAGGTGAAGCTGTTTACCCACACTTAAATAGACCTGATGTTAAATTTAATCCGCTAGGCGAATATAAAATAACATTAAAATTAAACAAATCAGACGCATCTAAATTTATTCAAGAAATAGATAAATATATTGATGACTGTCTTGCAACTTATGAAAAAGATGCAAAAGGTAAAAAAATAAAACAAGCACCTAAACCTTACACACTTGAAGGTAATAATTTTTTCTTAAAATTAAAACTTAAAGCTAGTGGTTTAAATAAAAAAACACAAGAGACGTACACACAAAAACCTGCATTATTTGATGCAAAGAAAAATCCTTTTCCAGTAGATAAAAGTATTTGGGGCGGTTCAAAAGTTAAAATTGCTTTTGATTTAGTTCCTTATTCAGTTGCATCTATAGGTACTGGTGTAACTGCAAGAATTAAAGCAGTTCAAATAATAGAACTAGTAGAAGGTAGTTCAAAAGAAGATAATCTTTTTAAAGTAGAAGATGGTTACACTTCAGAAATAAATACAAATAATGAAACGTCAGCAGTTCAAGCGAACTCGGATTTCTAATACAGTATTTCTTAAATCTGGTTTAGAGGAAGTAGTTTATAATTTCTTAAATAATAACAAAATAAAATTTGTTTATGAAGGAGTTAAGATTACTTACTCTATGCCTGAACAGAAGAAAACATACACTGTAGATTTTCCAATTAATAAAGTTCTTATAGAAACTAAAGGTGCTTTCAATTCAGCAGATAGAAAGAAGCACAGATTAATTAAAGAGCAACACCCAGAACTAGACTTAAGATTTATATTTTCAAATTCAAAAACAAAAATTGGAAAAAAATCTTTAACTACTTATGCAAAATGGTGTGAGCTGTTTGGTTTTAAATATCACTGCATAGCAACAACAAAGAAACCATTTCCAAATGAATGGTTAAAAGAAATTCAGGAGAAACAAAATGGCTAGAAAAGAAACTAAATACATCGTTATTCATTGCTCATTATCTAAACCTTCAATGAAGGTAGATGCCAAAGTAATAGACCAATGGCACAGAGCTAGGGGTTGGTTACAGATAGGTTATGCAAGAGTAATTAAAAGAGATGGAACTATAGAACAGGGCAGAGGTGATGATGAATTACAAGCTCATTGTGAAGGTTATAATCATTGTTCAACAAGTGTCTGTTTAGTTGGTGGATTATCTGAGGATAATAAAAACACTGATAACTTTACAGCAGAACAATGGGATAGCTTAAAAAAATTATTAGCTGAACTTGTTCTTAAATATCCTGAAGCAAGAATAGTTGGTCATTATGAACTTAATGAACATAAGACTTGCCCAAACTTCAATGTAAGAACTTATTTGTTACATGAAGATATTGAGAATTATAAATTTCAAGACGCACTAATGGACAGTGCAGATGAACAAGAAGCTCTAAAAGCTGGTGAACTCTAATAATGAAAGTTCTTTTATAAGACACTCTCCTTGTCCTGATTGCGGTTCTAAGGATAATTTAGGTGTCTATACAGACCACACACATTGCTTCGGTTGCAAAGAAACAAAATATTTTAACGCACCACAAGACACAACACAAATTCCAAAAGTAAGGACTGATATGATTGACGGAACAATACAAGCATTACCAAAAAGAAAAATTAACTCAGATACCTGTAAAGTATTTAATTATGAAATTGGTTTTTATAAAGAAAAGCCAGTTCATATAGCAAATTACTTTGATAAAAATTATACAAGAGTAGCCCAACATTTAAGGTTCGTTGATAAATCTTTTATTTGGCTAGGTGATGTAAATTCAATCACTCTCTTTGGACAACAAAGCTGGAGAGATGGTGGTAGAATGGTTATCATAACTGAAGGGGAGATAGATGCTATGTCTGTTTCCCAACTTCAGAATAATAAATATCCAGTTGTCTCTGTACCATCAGGAGCTACATCAGCTAAAAAATATATTAAAAAAGAATTAGAATGGCTTTCTAAGTTTGACAGCATTGTTCTTATGTTTGACAACGATGAAGCAGGTATTTCTGCTTCCATTGATTGTGCATCAATTCTTCCAGTTAAGAAAGTTAAGATTGCAAAACTTCATGGTAAAGATGCTAACGAATTATTATTAGATAACAAAGGTGATAAAGTTATAGACGCAATATGGGGAGCTAAACCATATACACCTCAAGGAATTATATTAGGAGAAGATACAAAAGAATTATTACTTATAG